CGGGTATGGTCGCCTTATATCAAAGGAAGATATCATCGAGTCGATCACAGAACTCTTATCAGAAACCGCCGCTCAGTCCGGGGAGGCGCCACGTGGGTTGCCCTTCCCAGTAGTGGCCACCGCTAAGTACAACAACTTCTCCAACGGGCGATCGAAGATTAAGCCCGCTCTATTGCATGAAGCGTTCCCTATTACAAAGGGGCGCGCCATCCTTAGACCTGTCGCAGGAGTTGACCCACTAGCTAAAGCTCTAGGCAATTACAATCTGTCTAAGGACGTTGCTCCCACTGAGTGGGTGCCCGCTCGTCAGATCGTGCAGCGCCTAATCCACAGGAAAAGCGAAGCCCGTGTCCTGGATGTAGACACAGCGGTAGGAAATTGGCGCGAGTTGGCCTCTATGGACCGAGGAACGTCCTCTGGATACCCCTTCTGCAAACAATACGCGGATTCCACCAAACGGCGATTCTTTGAAGACATTGAAGAGGTAGTCCCCACTCAGGAGTTGCGAGATATTGCACTACAGTGCAAAAACTCCCTCCTTCGAGGAGAGAAACCTGTTTTTGCGGACAACCTGAAAGACGAAACACGTCCCCTCAAGCGATGCAGAGTCTCAGACCCCGACAACATCAAGACCCGCGCTTTTAGCGCTGCTCCCGTTGACTTTGTCGTGGTGTGCCGTCAGTATCTCGGCGCGTGGATCAGCTCTCTTAACGAACACCGCATTTCAAACGGAACCACGGCCGGTATCAACCCTGCCAGCCCTGAATGGTCAATGCTTGCCTCTACCTTAATGGAAAAAGGTCAGAATATGTTCGACGGTGATTGGAGCTCATTTGACGCCTCGCTGCCCGCCACCCTCCTCAGGGAGGTCGGATGGTATGCCGAAGAGTGGTACAAGACCTTTGACCCCGAGTGGAAAGAGGAGGACCTCAATGTGAGAAAAGCCATCTTTGACTCCATTGCCGAGTCCCACCACTGGATCGACGACGTAATAGTCCAGTGGCCCGGAGGTTTACCTTCTGGCTGCTATGGAACGAACCAAATCGACTCGGTGGCGAACCTTGTGGTCCTTGTGCGATCCTTTCAGACTGCACTATCGGACCGGGAGATAGCCGAGGAGGTGTACATGGTCACTCACGGCGACGACAACATCGTCAGCGTAACGGACCGTGTGGCTGCGTTAGTGACTCCAAAGGCCATCGAAGCCTACGGAAAGTCTATTGGCATGACATACACCAGTGCCGACAAAGCCGAAATTACCGGATACAAACCTATCTCCGGCATCTCCTTCCTGAAACGAACCTTCGTCCAACTTAAAGGTCACCCAGGCATTTGGCTCGCTCCCCTTGAGATCGACTCCATCAGATCTTCCGTTCAATGGACCCGGAGAGGAGTGTGCATCCAAGACTACGCCCGAACTATTGAGTCTGCACTTGAAGAACTTGAACTCCACCAAGGCGAAGCTATCGAGGATACCCAAACCATCAAGCACCATGCTAACCTAGTCAACATCCGTCCCATCTACTCTTCACTACCAGAACTGGTGTGCAAGTATTGGACGGGTCTGAAACTAGAGTACAACCAGTTCTCACCTTACTGGTTCACGCGGCATAGGACCTTCCGATGCGCCCAGGCGCCTGAACAGGTCCCTAGGAGCGACAGTGGCATTGTCGCTGCTAGTAACTAACCAGCCCGAAACGATAAACAACAATATGTAAGCAGTTCAAGGAACTGCCGTCCGCAATCGGAAGCGGACCCCCCCATCGTAGCCCAGTCCTGGAGGCCTCCCGCAGGTTTTATCGGACACGGCTCACTCATCGGCGAAAACTACAACACCGCCGAACAAGCATTACCCCGACGAACGAACGACATCCTGCCAGAAGCGCGGGTTTCGGGAAACGTCACTAACACAACCACCAAGGAAGGCGACACTCTCGCTACAGTCCCTGAGGTCCCAGAGATCTCGGGTGACACACGCGTCGGTCTCACCACCTTCGTGGACCAAGTTCCCATGCGTCAAGGAACCGATCGCCTCGAGCAATCTCTGAAGAGTTTTGCCCTCGAAGACAAGATCCACACCCTAGAGTCATTTCTCTCCCGTCCGTTGCCCCTTCCCTCTCTTGAGTGGAATCAAACGCAGGCTGAAGGGTCGATTATCACGCAGTGGGAAGTGCCGGATTTCATCTTCGACACTCTCCAGACAGCCACGAACCCTCACAAATTCAAGATCCAACAATTTCAGTTTCTTAAAGCATCAGTGACGCTGCGCATTGCCCTGAACGCCTATCAGTTCTTGCAGGGCAGACTTCTCCTGGTATTTGACCCCTTAATCAATATGCGTGGAGGTAGGCTGTCCACGGGGCTCACCTACTACAGTGGGCTCCCGCACGTCGAAATTGACCCAAATAATAATCGTCCTATGGAATTGACAGTGGACATGAATGCCCCCTATTCCCATTGGAACACAGGAGCGGGGTGGTACGACATGGGCATCTTTCGCCTCGTCGTTCTCTCCCCACTACGGGGCTCAGTGTCTTCGCATGTAGTGAGTATCACTCCCTCATTCTACCTATCAAACGTGGAGCTCTCCTTACCTACTGATTCCCCTATGGATACAGCCTCAGAGAATACAATTCCACCTGGTACACAACCCCCAGACCCCTCAAACAATATTCTCGCCCAGGCGGGAGAAATGGCCCAAGAGGCGAACCCTGACTCCGAGGAGCATCAAGCCCGCACTGAAGGCGTGATCTCGGGCCCGGTGTCCGGTATCGCCATGGTCGCCCGAGGACTTGACAAAATGCTTGGTCCCTTCATTCCTCTCGTGTCCCAAGTGACTTACCACGTCGCCTGGATCTCTGATTGGGTGGCCGGCGCTGCTCGATTCTTTGGGTTCAACAAGCCATCATCATACAAGGCAGTGACCCCGGTAATTAACTACGCGGGTGTCCACCTCGGCCACATGGACGGTACCGCCCCGGCGGTCCGCCTCGCCTCGGCGGAGGACAACAAGTTCCCTGCCTTGAAGGGCCTTTTCGGCACCATGAACGACGAAATGCATATACCCTATGTTGTCTCAAAATACAACTATGTCACGTCGCTCCCAATTTCTACATCTACACCAGAAGGAATAGTTGGATACATCCCGGTCATGCCGGGCTTGTGCGCCGACCGTCAAGGAGGCGACGGCAATTTCAACTTGTTCCAGCCAACACAGTTAGCATACGTCTCCTCGATGTTCCGCTTCTGGTCTGGCACACTGAAATACAGATTCTCCCTCGTTAGCACCAACTTCCACGCTGGGCGCATACTCCTCAGTTATACTCCTGTCAATGCAGCCTTCGAGCCCATCGGCACGCAATCCTTTGGACGCCTCATGAACACCTGGAGTGTCCTCTGGGACTTGTCGGAACGCAATGAGGTTGAGATGAGCATCCCGTATCTTTCGCAGAACCCTGTCACGTCGGTCCATCTAGACGATGGGCCTCTCAGTTACTGGTATGCCACCGAACAGGCTGAGATAAATGAGAATATGACATCCGAGAGAGCGTCTGAAATGCTCGTGAACATCCTTAATGGACATATCGCTGTCTCGGTGGTGGGCCCTTTGGTCGCTCCTGAGACTGTGAGCCCAGAGGTTAAGATTCTACTCTGGGTGGCGGCCGGCGATGACTTTGAGCTTCACCAGCCGGACTGCAATGCCTACATTCCTGTGTTCCCGCAAGCATCGGGTGACACAACGGACACCTACGTCTATCCAGTCCCAACCGATCCTACCCCCCCGCCAATCGTAGCCCAATCAGGAGAGGCCCAAACCTCTGCGTTCTACACTGGAGAACCATCTGGTCCCTCTGTCGCCCTCGCAGGGCGAGACAGAGAACAAGCCCCCCCACTGTTCCAGGTCACTAAGAAGAACTCTAGCGACGTGGCGGCTCAGATCGCAGGTGAACGCATCCTCTCCCTCCGACAAATCATCAAGCGAGAAGGTAGATGCGCCGTAGCGGACGTGGGCGAAGGGAAGAGCATGGTTATCAATCCTGCCTACTTCGACACCTACGCCGTGGACACCAACCTAAGTCAGGTTGCAGTGCTCCCGCTGCTTTCGTACGTTGCAGGACTCTATGCCGGGTATCGGGGCAGTCAGCGCTTTACCATCTCCACTGCCCAACCCGCCGCGGAGATCGAAATCCAACGGTCCCCCGGTCTCATCACCGGTCGAGATCCAGGTCGCCATGCCATCAGGTCCCTCGTCCTTCGTGAGAATGGCGAGCCTTGGCTTCGTCTGGACCGCAACAACAGGATGGTCACGGTGGACGTTCCCCAGGCGTCGCGCTTCCCTTGGCGCGTACTGGGAGCACCCACAAATCAGGCCACCGGGACCCGATCCAAGGCACCACTCAACGAGTATGTGCCTCTTATCATCGGATCTCGCCGGGAAGACCAAGACACACCCATCACCGTCTCAAGAGGAGCCGGAGATGACTTTACTTTCGGCATACTTGTAGGAGCACCACAAGTTCGAAAAATTCAAACGAACCTAACCTGTCGCGTCGCGGGCGCACAGATGTCACGTTAGCTTCGGCACGAGAGTGTAAAACCCAGACTATCTGAGAAACCATAGTCAAG